CCATTTGAGGGCGCCATCGCAAAATCATTAAACAATAAAATGTTTAAACATATTAAAGAGAAATTAGATGAAGCAAATCTTCAGTTGGGTTCTGAACGAGGCGAGGCGCCTGACTGCGTTGGTACCGGTCGACGCTTTGCTCATGTTATGGCCATTGCTCCTAATGCCTCATCTTCTATCATTATGGGTAACACAAGTCCTAGCATTGAGCCTTATCGTGCCAATGCTTATAGACAAGATACTCTTTCGGGAGCATTCTTAAACAAGAATAAGTACTTAGACAAAATCATAAAGGAGAAGTGTAATGCGGACCCAAAACACAATTACGATGACATATGGTCAAGTATCATTGCGAACGATGGATCGGCTCAACATCTCGACTTCCTTGATGAGTGGACAAAAGATATATTTAAAACGGGAATGGAGATTGACCAGAGATGGATTGTGGAGCACGGCGCTGACCGACAAAATTACATTGACCAGTCACAATCAATTAACCTTTTCTTTAGACAAGATGTAAATGTTAAATACTTACATGCCTGTAATTTCCTTGCATGGAAGAAAGGTCTTAAGAAATTGTATTACTGCCTTAGTGAAAAGTTAGCTAAGGCTGATAAAGTATCAAAAAGAATTGAAAGAGAAGTTATTAAAGAATTAGTTATGACTGCCATCGCACAGGGTGATGAGTGTCTAGCATGTGAGGGATAACACTATGATTGTATTGACTTATTTTGCCATCGGTTTCATTAGTGTATTTGGTTGGAATAGCGGACAGATAGTATGGAATAAATATCTGGAACCTAGTCAACACGAAAAGGCAGATAAAGAGAAATGAAGACCGTTGCCATATTCATGCACCAACCTATGTGTTCAGTACAGAGTGGTAATGGAATAATGGCAGCGTTAGAAGGTAGTTACAAGTTTAAGATATTCACTAAGCATTCATTAGAACCTGATTTTTTTGATGATGTTGATATGATAGCCTTTCCTGGTGGCTTTGGCAATTCCGATTCGTATGACTATCTTTTAAAACAGAATGGTGATACAATCAAACAGTTTCTTGCTGATGGTGGCAAGTATCTAGGCATTTGCATGGGTGCATACTGGGCTGGTAGTTATTACTTTAATATACTTGATGGTGTTGATGCAGTACAGTATTATAAAAGACCAACATCAGACACTAGAAGACCACACACAAAGAATATATCCGTAGTATGGAATGGTCAGCAAGATAAAATGTTTTTCAATGATGGGTGTGCATTGATAGGTGACAGTAAAAAGTTTAAAACTATAGCAACATATGCGAATGGTGACCCGATGGCTATCATTCAAAACAATATAGGACTAATTGGTTGTCATCCCGAGAGTCAACCATATTGGTATGATGCATATAAACAGATGCGAGGTCAATATCATAATGGCTTGCATCATAAATTATTATTAGAATTTGTAGATAACTTAATGGGATCAAAATGAAAATATTACGATTTACGGCATCATGGTGTAAGCCATGTGCAGTATTAGCAAAGAATTTAGAAGAAGCAAATTTAAATATACCAATTGAAGTTGTTGATATTGATGTATACAGTGATTTGCCAATAGAATATAATGTTAGGGGTGTTCCTACATTAATATTAATAGAAGACAATAAAGAAATAAAAAGAATTACTGGAAGCAGATCAGTAGGCGAATTGAGAGAGTGGATAAATGAAAAAGCATGAAGGCAAACTAACAGACGAACGAAATCATTTCAAGCCATTCAATTATCCTTGGGCTTATGATGCATGGCTAAAGCATGAGCAATCGCATTGGTTACACACCGAAGTGCCTATGCTTGAAGATGTTAAGGATTGGAAAAAGAAACTATCCGATGAAGAAAAACAGTTCCTTACACATATTTTTAGATTCTTTACTCAGGGCGATATTGATGTGGCTGGTGGGTATGTTAATAATTACCTCCCTCATTTCCCTCAGCCTGAAGTAAGAATGATGCTAATGGGCTTTGCTGCCCGTGAAGCATTACATATCGCAGCATATAGTCACCTGATTGAAACCTTGGGTCTACCTGATACAACATACAACCAATTCATGGAGTATCAGGAGATGAAAGATAAGCATGACTACATCATGGATATATCAGGAAAGAATGGTGATATGCAATCAACAGCAACGCATATTGCTGTGTTTAGTGCATTCACTGAGGGTATGCAGTTGTTCTCATCATTCATTATGCTATTGAACTTCCCAAGACATGGCAAGATGAAAGGTATGGGGCAGATCGTTACATGGTCTATCGTAGACGAAACAATGCATGCTGAGTCGATGATTAAACTATTCAGAACTTACATAGAAGAAAACAAAGAGATATGGAATGATGAACTCAAAGGAAAAATTTATAGTATTGCAGAAAAAATGGTTCAGCTTGAAGATAAATTCATTGACCTTGCATTCAGTATGGGACCGATGGAAGGACTCAGTAATGCTGATGTTAAGCAGTATATCCGTTATATTGCTGACCGTAGGCTCATTAGTCTTGGTCTTAAGGGTATTAACAAGGTAAAGAGAAACCCATTACCTTGGGTAGAAGATATGATTAACGCACCAACTCATACGAATTTCTTTGAGAACCGTGCCACGGATTATGCCAAAGGTGCATTGAGTGGTTCATGGGATGATGTATGGGCAAAAGCAGCATAACGCAAAGCAAAGGTCAACAATGTTAACAGTCACAGACTCAGCATTCAAACAAATTGAATCTATATTGTCTGAAGATGAAGATGCAAATTATGTTAGAGCATTCATCAGTGGTGGCGGATGCTCAGGCATGAATTATAATTTCACAGTTGAATCTAAAAAAGAAGAAGATGATTTTGAAATAGGCACAGTCTTAGTTGATCCATTAAGTATGCAACACTTACAAGGCGCTACAATAGATTTTGTCAGTGATAAGTTAAAAGGTTCACAATTTGTTATAACAAACCCAAATGCTGTTACCACTTGTGGTTGCGGCTCTTCGTTTGGAGTATGATATGGCATATTCAGAAAAGGTAATAGACCACTATGAAAATCCGAGAAATGTTGGATCCTTTGCAAAAGATGACATTAATATTGGTACTGGTATGGTTGGTGCTCCTGCTTGTGGTGATGTTATGAAACTTCAAATCAAAGTTGAAGAAGGAATTATAACAGATGCTAAATTTAAAACTTACGGCTGCGGGTCGGCTATTGCGTCTAGTTCTCTTGTCACAGAATGGATCAAAGGCAAAACGCTTGACGAGGCGGGAAGCATTAAGAATACTCAGATTGCAGAAGAACTCGCCTTGCCTCCGGTCAAAATACATTGTAGCATATTGGCAGAAGATGCGATTAAAGCAGCGATTGCCGATTATGAAATGAAATGTGCCTGTCATGTCTAAACTTCGACACATAGCAATTAGTTGTAAGGATCCATGGGCTACGGCTGAATTCTATATGCAGGCGTTTGATATGAAGAAAGTTGGTGAAACACATAGCACACTAGCAGATGGTGTTTATCTCAGCGATGGCGTCATCAATATGGCCCTACTCAAATACAAAAATGATGAAATGGCAGGACCTAAAGGTAAAGATTATGAAGGTTTACATCATATAGGTTTTTGGGTGGATGATATCCAGGCTGCTAAACAACGAGTAGAGCAATCTGGTGCCACCTGGTTCATGGGTGAAGTAGCAGATGATACCACATTCTATGAAGTCAAATATCATACTCCTGATGGTACGATGTTTGATATCACCCAAAACGGTTGGGGTGGTGCTACTAAGTAGTTTTCTGATATCACAAGAATATTATAGATTAATTTAAGGAGAATATTATGGCAGAAGAAAAATCAGTAAAGATTCCTAAGTTTACTAATGATCCACAGATTGTACAAATTGCACAGAGTACGGATCAAGTAGGCGTAACATGGCTAACATGTCTCAAATCCGATGGCACACTTCATACAGCAAAACTATCTGGCAACATCAACAATGTTACTTGGACGGAATTGACACTACCCTAGAAGTTACTAGTAAACAATAACAACCCACCTTTATGGTGGGTTTTTTGTTGGCTATATATCACTATGCCATATCCTGATAAAATATGTCCGAAATGCGGAGCCAAACACAATAAGCGCCGGCTGTTTTGTAGCTTATCTTGCGGTAACAGCAGAAAATATACTGAAGAAGATAAAGAGAAAAGAAGAAAAGCTTTATTGAAGTTTCATGCAACCGCAGAAGGTGAAGAAACTAGACGAAAAGCATCACAATTCGTTACTAAAATGAATTTAGATAATGCTAAGATTAACCGTGGTGAGTATGTATTGCAAGAAGATGATTGGTACATAGACATACCTGTAGAACCTAAGTACAGGAACGATATGTTTAGCGATGGCAAAGATATATGGAGAACAGTAGATGAAAACGATTAAAACAACATGTCATGCATGCGAAAGTCATTTTGGTATCACCTATGATCCTGAAGTAGTAGAACAAGATCCGTTGCATTGTCCATTCTGTGGTGAGTATCTACTAGAACATGAAGAAGCGGATGATGTGGACATATAAAGGCCAACCCATCACAGTAGAAGAAACTGTTAATTACTATGGCTTCGTGTACATCATACACAATCATAGCAATGGAAGAAGTTACATAGGCCGAAAGTATTTCACTAAAGCTAGTTATAAGACAGTCAAAGGCAAACGAAAAAAGATTCGTAAAGCCAGTGACTGGGAAACCTATTGGGGTTCTAACAAAGTATTGATAGCAGACATTCAAGCTATCGGTGAGCATAACTTTACACGGGAAGTATTATATCTGTGCAAGAATAGATCAGAGTGTAGTTACTACGAAACTTATGAGATATTCACTAGAGGTGCATTGATAACAGAGAATTATTATAATGAATGGGTAGCTTGTAAGATTAGTAAGAAAAATGTTATTGCCAAATAATTGCTGTGCTGCAACATAAAAAATACTAAATAATAATTGAAGGGAGGGACCATAATGTCCACACTCAAAAAGTTATTACAAGGTATTGCAGACGGTATCCGATTAATGAAACAAACACCTAGAAAGGGTCAATAATGTTTAATACTATCCAGTTTTCAGAACTAGCAGAGAAAAATAAAGAACTTGCATTGACTCTAGTTGATATGCAAGAAAAGAATTTTGATGCACTAGGCAAAGCTTGGGTCAAATTCGCAGGATCCGATTATGCTACATATACTTGGGGCTACAACATTTTTACCAAGGAATTAGCAAACGGTGCAAGAAAAGCCATTGAAGAAGTTGCGAAGTTTACTACAACGGGAAATACAAAATAATACAAATTATTTTAATCCTGTTGTCCGTAACGGCTGGGTTATTAAATTCTCGGTGCTCCGTGAG